CGTAGATAATCCTTATATACACTTTCAAAGGAAGATTTATGATATCTTTTTAAAACATCTTTCCAATTTTCATTATCTTTGCAAAATACAATAAATGGTTCTCTATACTGGCTTTTATATGTGCCGCTTCCGTCAGAATAATAACCTGTATTAATGGCATCTGGTTTAACTAAATATAAAGTATATTCCGTTTTTGATAAATCTATATCTTTTGATTTCTTACTTTCAGACATTAAAAATAAACCTGCTTCATTTAAATCATTTAATAGATTTGATTTAGTATATAAATTATGTTGATCATTAAAATTATAATTTTCCGTATCTAATTTAACATCTATTTGATTTATTAATTTACCATTAAAGTTAAATTTTGGAATACAAACTATAGGAATAAATTCAATTTTATCTTCTAAATCTTTTACATCTAAATCTGTAAATCTTTCTGAATCTTTAGTTTGGTTTTTTATATTTTCTGCATCTTTAAATTCTGAATCATCTACATTTAAATCTTGCCTCATTTGTTTAATAAAATCATCAAATCCTGTTTCTGGGTAGTAATGGGAGGGTTCTACTAATCCTTCAATTCCTAATTTTTGAGTTAAATGAATTTCATATCCAGGAGCATCCATACCTCCCCCAGCACTATATGATAAAGATGGGGTAAAATTTATAGAATCATTGTATTTTTTAAGTGCTGATTGGTTATATACAGAAATAATTTGTTTGAAAATTTTATTAGCAATATCTTTTTTTCTAAAGGAAGATAATTTAGTAGTAAAATTAACATAATCGTCTACATTTATTTGATTTTTATTTTTAAATATTCCTCCACGCATTCCTCCTTCTAAAATAACAAAATCAGCATCACCAACAAGATTACCTTGTTTATCAATGTATATTTCTTTTAATATGTTTATTAATTTAATCATTATTATTTTAAGTATCGTATTTAACAATAAATGTCATATCAGTATCTGATGATAGGACTATTGGTTTACCTAATTTAGCAACCATTAGTAATTCATTTTCATCATTGTATAACCCTATTGTTGTAACGTAGGGTTGGAAGAATGAGCCAGTAGCAAAATCACGTAATACTCCACCTTCATAACTTCCTGTTACTAACGTTGGGTTGTATGATAAATTAAAATCACTTTCCCTAACTATACAGCGTACTTCGTTTTCGTAGATTGTATGTTCATTTTGAAACGATAAAGTAAATGATCCTGTATGTAGTGGCATATATAGATAAATATTAAGGTGTTATACTTATAGTTCCTCCAGCTAATGTTATTTTGCTAGATAATGTATTATAAGCAGCAGTTGCAGTATAAGTTCCTTTTAAGATTAAATTAGGTAATTTATCTGGGTATGCAGCCCAATTAGATCCACTAGTATCTGTTAATAACCTATCAAGATCTGTTGTAGGGAAAACTGTAGGTGTTATTCTAAGATTATACATAGTGCCAGGAAAAGCTCTAGTTGCACTATATGTGTTAATAGTATTATTACCTTGAATGTTTATATAACTTACAGAAGTAGGAATATCTTTAACATCTCCTGATATAGTATTAAGACCACTAAGTTCAAAATAAGTTAAATTAGTAAGAGAAGATATATTTGCTAGAGTACCAGATATTGTATTTTTACCTGAAATAGATACTATGTTTAGACTGGAAGATAGAGATGCTAGACTACCAGATAATGTATTTCCTGCAGATGGAATACTAACATTTTCTCCAGTTACAATTAATTGTTGTAATGAAGTGCAAGGAGAAAGAGTTGCTATATTACCCGAAATTGTATTAGATCCTTTAATTTGGAATACTTGTAGTCCAGCGTTCCATGTGCAATTATCTATACTGCCCGAAATTGTATTGCCATTGTATCCACTTCCAGAATCGCCAGTAATAGATAATAAAGTTAATTGGCTACTTGTAGGGAATGTTGCTATATCTCCAGATATAGTATTTAATCCTTGTACATTAAATGTAGTAAGAAAAGATGGATTTGGTAAATTCTTTAATGAACCTGATAAAGTATTTTTACCTATAACAGCAAATAAAATACAATTTGGTGGTATATTTGCTATATCTCCTGTTAAAGTATTATTACCATATATTTGAACATTAGTAAGAGTTGATGGTAAATTATCAATATCTCCACTTATATTAGTTAATTCAAGAAGAAATATTTTATTCATATTATTAGTAAAATGACTACCAATCTGAGTAGTAGTTCCACTAATATTAGCAGGCCATATTTCTAAATTTTGAATAGTAGGAGCTAATTGAGGAATTGTAGCTGTTACAGTAGCATTACGTATATTTACATTTACTAATCCATCTAACTTAGCAAACTCAGACCCAGCAATAGCAAGTGGTATTGGTGATGATGGATTAGTATAAGTTGTCAGTATATTAAATGTAGTAATATGAGATAAATCTGTTGCTTCTATAATAATATCTCCATTGTATGCACTACCATAAGTATGTGCAGGTAATTGAGTATTACTACTATAAGGAACTGAATCTGCTGTGCCGTCTCCCCAATATACTGTCATATATCCAGTATTATTAAAGGTAAAGCTAGCTGTAAATGAATTCAAATTACTAGCTTGAATAGTCATTCTATCTGGGCAATTTCCTATAAGAGTTATAACACCTGATTCAGGAGTTACTGTTACTGAATTTTGTTCAGCACATACATACCCTATTGTTTTATCGTTTAGGGTCATTGTAGTAGGTGAAGCTGTTGAACATTCATTAAATGAAAAAACAGTAGGACTAGCATTAGCTTCTAATAAATAATAAAAACAAGTAAATGGAGATGGTGTTACGATAGCGTTAATTTTAGCTTTATTACTAGTTAATGAACATCCATTTCCATAAAGACTATTAACAGTATAATATATATTATAATTCCCTGGGGTTGTAGTAGTTAATGTAACGGTTCCGTTAGCGTTTATAGTGTAAAAGGGGGAATTACTACCATATAATACTACAGAACCCGTATCTAATATACCTGTTCTAGCAATATCATTACTTAATATACTCATACTCTTTGGTGAATCATATTGATCAAAAGAATATAAGTCGTTAAGAGCTAAGGGAGGGAGGGGAAATATATTTTGATAATCCGGATTAGTAATTACCATTAATCCATGAGCATAAAATACATTTCCTATAAATTGTATCCCTTGCCCTGGGGTTAAATCATCAAAATATCCATTAACAGTAGCTACGGTAAGATAGGATAAATCTATATAATCATCTCCTACCCCAGATATATCATATAAATTTCCATATCCGTCATCTTTTATATTATATGCAGATGACGATAAATTAATACTGTGGGGTAATAATTTAGCTCCATATACATCAGGATCAACAGATATTACTCTTATTCCATTTCCTGATCCTGTTGGGAATCGTTTAATTAATAAAGGATTAGAATTATAATTAAAATAGGAGCTAGTAGGGCGTTGTTGTGAAGCAGATTCATATGTGTTTATATTAAACATTAATGAACCTGTATCTAATAAACTACCACTATATGATTGATAGAATAAATGATTCATAGAATCAAATATTAATCTTTCATATTGGTTATTAGTAACAGGATCTATAGAAGGATCATCGGGATAAAAAACTCCATCTATATTGGTACCTTTATATATGTTAAAATAACCATTACTAATAGAGGGACAAGTATAAAATAAATTCCATCGTTTATTAGCGGTGTAGTCTACTGTCGTAACGTCTGCCTTGTTTAATTTTTTGAATGAGGACATGCATTAATAGTCTAATTTGATTCTAATTAAGGCTTCTTTTGTAAAATCTTTAACTAATGGTTTACTTAATTTAGCTACAGCTAATAATTCGTTATTATCATTATACATACCTACTGTAGTGATAAATGTTTGAGGATTATCAATTAATGTAGTATATAATAAGTTGCCATTAGCATCTATAATAGATGGATTTGTTGTATAATTGAATTCGCCATTTTTAACACGTGTAAAGAAATAACGTGATGATACTACTTCTGAAGATTGTGCTGTAAAATTACTTCCAGATACTATAGATCTATATAAGTTTAGATGATTATTAGAAGCTATAGCTACGGACTGGCTAGCAGCAGTTATATATGGCCTTAATGACCCAGAAGCATCTAATACAATAAATCCCATATCTGGTAGCATTATTCCATAATAAGGGCCAGTAGCGGCGCTAGCAGTATAGGCATTACCATTACTTCCACTAATAATATAAAATACCCTGTTTTCACCAATAAAACGTGTTAATGAAGTAGTATTACTATCATCAGTTAATTGAATGGTAGCACTACCGCTTCCTAAGGTTAAATTAAATGAGCCAGGTAAAATAGCTTGTTTATATCTAGCCCTAGAAATATTAATTACGTAAATTTGTTGAGCTGTTGTAGTACCACCATCAAAACTAAAATTTGTGGTTTCAGTGCCATACACTAAATTTCGGTATTGACCATAAACAATACGTGATGGTGAAGATCCAGAAATAATTGGGTTAATAGGAACAGATCCTGATCCATTTATATTACCATATTGAATATCAAATTGTAATTCAGAGCCAGAGAGAGCAGGATTATTATTATATACATCTAAATAATATTCAGTATATCCACTAGCAGTAACAAAGTTTGTTAATCTATTATTATCACCAGTCCACATTCCACGAACTACGGTTTCGGAGCTTATTACTGAATCATCTGTTGCGTATCTTGAAAATGACATATTGTTATTTTATTTTAAATTAGGTTGTTGATACTTTTGAAATATTAACTGGGATAGTAATTCTAGCACCACTATCCCTACCAATTACAGTAATTGTAGTAGATAATGTGGTTAACGATGTACCGAATAATGTATTAACTGTTGTGCCAGTTAATGTAAACGAAGTTCCTATTACTGATTTAGATAATACAGCTCCGGTGGTTGTATTTAATGTTTGGTCACCAGTTGTTGTAGTCGTAATACCTGTGCCTTGGAATGAAGATAACAACCTAATATCAGCAATTGTAGCTACATATCCATTAGCTTCAAATGTACTTGTAGCACCAAGATAATTCAATGTTTGTGGTGTTATAGTTAACGAAGCACCTTGTTTAAGTGTAATAGTATTGTAACCAAGGCTAATAACAGGTAAACGTGATGTTCCACGAGGTAATGTTACTAATTTGTAACGCATTATTTGTGTATCGTTTGGAAATGCTTGAATTATAGGCATTGCTTCAATTGCTTCACCATAAAATGCAGAGCCTGATGGTTGAGTTGGATTATACAAAGTATAATCAATTTCATCATCAGCCAATGAGAATTGGGTAATTTGAAACGAACCATCATTACGTGCTAATAATTCGCGACCTTTTGTTGTTAATACCGCGTCTACTGTTACTATTGTAGGATTTAATATTGCCATTGTTTATTGTTTATTGTATATACTATAAATATATTAAAATTTAAAAATTATTATGTTTGTCCTTGTTGGTCTGCTAATAGTTTTTGTTTTACTTCTTTAGTAATAGTATCTATATTTTCTAGAATATCTGGGGCTATGTTTTGAGGGATTATAAACCCATATGATGTTTGGCCTGGGCGTTTTTGGTATATTATATAGGCATTTGTTTCATCTTCTATTCGTGATAATAATAAGAAACGTCTAAACCAATGTCCATTTCCTACTAAATCATCTTTTGCAAACTGAGATAAAGGAGTATCTAGAGTTAAACGTACTAGATTATTAGAATCAGTATAAGCATTTATTACCCTATATTCTACGTAGGTCCCATCAGATAAATAAATTAATACAATATCATATATTTTTGCAACAAAAGGATAATCTACATCTCCATATATTGGATATAAACTACTACTAGGAAAACCTTCAGGATTAGGTACAAAAGTATATCCACTATTGTATAAACTACTTAATCCAGAAGTAAATACAATTTCATTAGCATTAGAACCAGTATTAATATATGTAGAAGAAAGAACAGGACAAGCTACTGTTGCATATCCTGTTTGAGGAGCTAAAGAAGATATTAATAAATTACCTGTTGATAAAGATGCAGTAAAATTAGCAGATGATGAAGAAGATATAAAAAATCTAAAAATTAATTTATCTCCATTATTTAATACTACTGAAGGTTGATTTATTGTAAAGGTATGATTTAATGAAGTATAAGACATATTTTAAATTAATTTTATGAACAAGCATAGCTTGTATTACAATTAGTATTTATAAAAATTGTTACTGTAGTGGGTCCTATAGAAAATGTATCTCCACTATTTAAAGTTCCTGCTATTCCTTGAATTCCTATTTGATTTTGAATTAGATATCTATTTACACTACATCCCATAGCACTATTTCCTATTAATTCAATATATGTTACTCCTGCAGGGATAATACCAAGAGTTAAATTATCACTTTCATCAGCTATGTTGCAATTAGCAGTACTAATACTTCCATAAACATTAGCTGTATTAATAACAATATCTACTGGCATAGGGTTAGATAAAGTAAAAATAAAACGCCCTATTGAATAATCAATTAAAGATAAAGTTACAGCAGATGGATATCCTGTAAATTGATAAATATCCTGTGCTAATAATGTAATTCCAGTGGAACTACTTACAAAGGTTTGTAATGCTACACTAGCACTATATGGTGATGAAAGTGGTATAGTCCAAGTAACAGGTAAACTAACTTCTATTTTATGAGCAGCTGATTCTTGGACTGAGTATGATGGAAAAGTTGTTGGGGTACCACCAGCATATATAGTAGATCCTTCAATTACTTGATCAAATATATTCATTATATATGATGCACTTATTGGATATCCTAATGTACCACTACTACCACTAATATTTCCATTTGGTGATAGACTATTTCTTGCTCTAGCAGTATAAGCACTTGGTTGTCCTGTACTTTGGAAATACAAATTAGGATCTTTACTACATGAAGCAAAATATAAAATGGGAGAATACAAATATCCACTATCAAATATTAATTTATTACCATCAGTAAATTTTTGATTAGAATATTTTTTATTATCAAATAAAGATACATTTAAATAATCCCCAGCAATAAATGTATTTTGCACTTCTTGCCAACGTTTATTGCGTTGGTTTAATTCTGTTAAATTTCCAAATTCATCTACAAGATATTTTATAGCTACATTATTTCTAAACGGTAAATATGAGCTAGATTCTATTTGAGTAAATAAACCTATTTTACGAACAGTATGATCAATAGCCGCTGTTTTACCAAACGATTTATCTCCAGTAACAATAGTAAATCCATCAGATCCTGTATATGAAGCACTAGTATATGTGTTATAAAGTAAGCTAGTAGTTTTAGATCCTTCGTAACGAGAAGTATTATATGAACGTAATGATAAATAGGAATCTTGTAGTTCAGCAGGGTATGTTATACTACCCGTAGTTCCCCAAATATATTCAATATCTCTTCTTACCCTAGATACTACACTTTTAGAAACATTATTTAATAATACGTTCCAATCTGAATGGAGAAATGTATTTAAATTAATTTGTCTATCAGGAAAAAGTGAATTTTGACTATTCCATACATTCCAATCTCCATCGTATGGATTAAAATCATCCTCAAAATATTGATTTATATCTATTACACTACCACTTATTTCGCCAGTAAAAAATGGTTTTTTATCACCTTGTAAAGCATTATATAAAGAACCATATTGTGGTTCAATATCAATTAAATCATATTCAGCTTCATATACACTTTGTGTAGCTACATAAGGAATACTATAAGCTACTTTGTTACGTTCTAATACAGGGGAATTTATAGTAATGCCGGTTGATAGACTTGTTCTTTCAGGAACAAAATCATTCAACATTTTAAATAATGCATTATCAAAATATTGTATTAATCTGATAAATCCATTATAATCTAATAATGATGCCGTAAATGGAGCAAATCCAGGAACGCCTGTTTCAAAATATAATTTACGTTGAGCATCTAAATCAGGATAAGATGAACTGTATTGTTGTCTAGGATCACCAATATAATCATCTAAGCTCCATGTTGGATTATTTGACGCTATAGCTCCTGAAATATAGGTATCCATCTGTGTTTCAGGTGAAAAAGATATGTCTATATAATGCATATCATTTTCCCTAAAGTTATTAGATGATGTAGGGAATGTTTGTAAGCTTAATAATGGCGATAATACACTACCGCTATATACAGTATTGGATACTATACTATTAGGTACAATTCGTACCTTATCATTATTATATCCATTTATTAAATTAGATTTTAATGAACCACCAAATTCTTTAACATTTAAGATGCTAGAGGTAACAGAGCTACCTGTTGGAGTATAAAATGATTCACTACCAATTGTATAATACGTTTGATTTGGAATACCAAATATAGTCATTAAATGATCTAAACCAGCAACAGTACCTTTTGTTTTAACAAGTAAAGGTAAGTTGTGATAAATACGCTTATATAGTTCAGATACTAAATCTTTACGTGGTATATTATTTAAATAACTACCAGTAATTGTAGTATTATTATCCCATGTACTACTACCAGTATTAGCACCAATCAAAAACTGATCTACACTTTCTCCAGCTTGGCTGTTATATAAATGGAGACCTAATGATTTTAATTGGCTATATACTAAATCTCTAGATATACCTACTTCTAAATTATTATTAGCTAAATTAAGATCAGTAATTGATTTTAAATAAATCCATATATTGTCAAAGTAGTGACCAACCATATTTAAAAATAAGAAAAATGGTTGATTATCTCCACTATCTCCTAAAAAGGGAGGTACAGCAAACTCTAAATTATCATAGTTGTTATTATCATAATCTAAAGCATTAGTTGTAGCCCAATTAAACCAAACAGAAGCAGATACACTTCCTGTAGAAAGTAACGAAAAAGGTTTTAAAGATCCTGATTTAGGGTAGGGAGTTATGCTATATTGTACTGATGAGGTTAAATTTGAAGTATTTTCAAAATATAAATAATATTCAAATCCATCAAATTGGGAAATTATGTTGTTTATGCTAGCAGACGCTTTATTTATTTCAGTTTGTAAATTAGGTATACTTCCAACACTAGGTGTATAAGTGCTGATTAATGTATTATAATCTTCAATTTCTTTAACTTTATTATAAAAATTGTTTACTCTTTGGTATGCTGATCCAAAAAATACAAAGTTATCAAAATCAGAATAATCAATATTGATATCTACACTTTGTGTAGCTAGCAAGTTTAATATTTGTTGATATGATGAATTTTGTAGTGATTGTAAACTAAATAAAGCTCCTTCATAATTTATATAAGGGGTAGATACTGTACCTTGATTAGTACTAATTTCAATATCAAAATTAGGTCCTTTTAATTTTGGAGGTGGAGCAGGGGTAATTAATTTGTCTAGATTAATATCAAAAACATATGGACTTACTTTTTCCTCAACTATCCATAATGTATCTTTTTCTTGGATATCTAAGGATAAAGGTTCATACAATTTTACTAATACTTCATACCCTTCAGCTTCTTTATTTAAAGCTACATTTATTCCTAATATTTGTCTGTTATCACCAAAATTTAATAAATAATCTACATAATAAGTAGAATTATTTATCTCTTCTATTAAAGCAGTTATACTACTATCTATTTCTTCATTAGTAAGAGTAATAGAAGCTAATCTAAGTTCTGTTCTATCAGGTGATATTTCTTTAATAAATAAAGCTTCATCAGTAAAATCAGATAATATACTTTTAAAAAATGTATATCTAGTAACAAATTCTCCCGATAAATAACCTAAATCTTGTAAATCCTTAATAGGATCTATTTCAATAATAGGATATAATGAACTAGTTGGTGTAGCTAAAGTAGAATCTATACCTACATTAGTAGTTTGAATTTCTCCTGTAGTGTTTGGAGGATTACTTACTCCTGGAATTAATCCAATATTTGCTGGTAATTTATAACTAAGATAGTTGTAATTTGTATTTAATAGATTTTCCCCAGCATCATATACGTAATATTCAATATAGTCTCCTGTACCACCAAAATTTTCTTGTAATTTTCGAGAAGGAATCAATTTAATATCTTCTTCAGAATAACGAGAAACTGTTGTAGTATTTGTTATATTTCCTACTATTTTAATATTATCTGCCATTACCTAATTGTAGTTGTTGTTTTACTTACTTCATTAAGAGTAGTTTGAGTATCCAATACTTGTTGTCTTAATGATGTAATTTCATCTAATAAAGCTTGAATATCTTCTTCGTTTATTATTACTCCTAAATATTCTGCTTCTCTTTCTAAAATAAATCTATGAGAATTTGTATCACCTTCTTTTGGAATCTGATAAAATAGCTGTTCGTATAATTCAAAAAAATTATCTATAGTAAATACAGGAGTTTCTTCTGCTCCTTGATTATTTAGTAAATAACTAAATTGAGTATCAATTACTCTACCAAAAGCATCTTTATCAAATACTTGTTTTTCTATAGGAATTTGTGACATATTATCTTATAACTTTAAAGTAGTAATTATCATCTAATATTAATGTAGTACCATTTATAATAGTTTTAATTAATATTTTATAATAACGTTCTGGTTCTAAACCATCCATATAAACATCAAAATAGTTGCCAGTTGAATCACAACTAATTTTAGTATATATTGTATCGAAATCTACGACAGTTTCTTCAGTATCCAAATCTTTTATTGACCAATAAGAAGAAGTAGGTAAAGCTTTATTATTAAGATAAACCGAAGTTGATTGAAATGCTCGAGCAGGAAATCTATCACGAACACCTATCCTAAAACGTTGTATTGATTTTTGTTGGTATATATTTTGATTATTACCCAATGTAGCTACAATATTAGAAGAAGTAACAACTAATAGTGATCCTGTACTATAGGTAAAATCATTCCATTTTATTTCTAAACATGGAGGATATATTGTATGAGTATTACCTGAAAAATATTTAGTTTCAAATTTAGAAGCTGTAGTAAATTCTACTAAATTGCTATGTTTTAATATAAACCCGTAATTAGGTATAGTACTTCCTGACCATGCTGTTACAGTAGTAGTAACATTTAATACTATATCTTTAGTAGTTGTTTGTGAAAATGATTGAGTAGATTCGTATGCTGTATACCATAGCCCACCGCCTATATTACTACCAGATTGATATGATCCAGTAGTACCTAAAGGAAATGAATTGATTAAATACCATACACTACCATCTAATTGATCTTTATATTTCCAACTAACACCGTCTGTTGTTATAGGATAATTAGCTAATCTACCGGTTCCTACATTCCATTCTGCTGCTAGTGGATGACAAAATATTGTGTATTCTAGTGGTAATTCTGTAGCGTATGCTAAAGATAATTTTAATTCAGCACTATATGATGCTGCTCCAACTAGACTACTAAAAACATTTTTTATTTCGTCCTGCGAAAATTGAATAAGAGGGCGTGATACTTCATTAGTGTTATCGGTAGATTCAAATGTACTAAGCTCTAATATTTCATCTAACCCCGTGTTTAATGTTGGGTAGTATGAGAAAAGCGTAGCACTTTTTTTAGGAAATATTTTATAAACTGCCATAATTTACATGATTACTACATATAAATATCCAGTCTAATCAAATGTTTACATAAGTAGTACCAGGAATAAAATCTCCAGCATTATGTTTACTTAGTAATTGTTGCCAAGTGTAACCAAATACTTTTTGAAAATGTGGTCTATCCTTAAATTTCCAGTCACCTCCCCACTCCCATCTGTTTGATTTAAATATTTGTACAACTTCCATCCAATCTGCTTTACCATCTTTATCAAAATCTACTGTATCTTCCCACGAAGCGGTACTATTATTTTTTATTAAAACAATATCTAATGCTAAGCCATAATTATGTAGTGACTGACCACCTTTAGCTTTAGTAACAACGCCTAAGCGCTTACCTTTAGCATCATATAATTTTGTTCTACCCTGAGCATATAATGCATTTTGTTCAGCAAATGTTCTAAGGGTATATGCAAAGCGGCAAATAGCATTTCCTGTTAAAGCAGGAACTATTTGTGCTCGATATATATGTTCAACTTCGCTCCTTAGTTTAGGATGTAATAATTGAATTCTTTGTAATGTAATTTGATCTTCCATGTTTTTTTATTTTATATAACAAATGGTACTACTCTACCTTGTATGTCTGTATTAGGGTACCTAACTTCAAATATGCTTGGATCTAATGAAGGATATATTACTCCTTGTTTTGTAGCTCCTTTAATATCATAGGCATATGGAGAATAAGTAACTCCTGTATTGTCTTGTTTATTAATTACTTCAATTTTAGATACAGATTGGACACCTTTTATTTTACAATCTATTAAAAGAGAACTAATATCAGATAATATAATAGGTTGATTTATAGTCCACCTAGATATATCAAAATAATTTTGTATAGCAAGTATACAATTAGTTAAAACTTCATTATTATTATATCCACTTTGTACTACTATATCAAAATTAATACCTATATTAATATAAAATGCATCTTTAATATTAACAGCATCTGTAACCATTCTATATTGATTAATATAAGCTGCTAAATTTTCTTTTAATGTAGTAGCAGCTGTAATTAATTTTTTATTGGAATTATAAGCTAGTATGTACATGTCTAATGAAAGTGGATTTCTTTCTTCAGTTGTTGCTACCGTTGGTGTAGGTAATACTTCACTAGCCATATCTTGTGTAACGTATACTTTAGCTATACTTCCATATTCTGCAGGTAATGATAATGCTCTTATCATATAATCTTCTCTAGTTACAGCGCGTAATTGGGACTGATATGCATATAGTGCGTTGTTGCGAATTTCTTCTATTTCATCCCCATTTCTACCACCAGCTGCTGGGGAAGGATTAGTGGAAGCTATACTTGCTTTAATTTGATCTGCTAAGGGCCCTGTTGTACTATTATTGGCAAAGCTTACTCCTGCTGAATCTATAGTAGTCAAATCATTACTAGGTATATTTGATGTTATTCCACCTCCTACAAGATATCTGATAGTAATATTATTACTTGGGGCTAAACCATATTCTTGAGTAAAAAAGGCATTAGCTTTATTATAACCATCCAATAAATTAGATATACCAGGTACTAATCCTAATTGTACATTATCAGGGTTGGGTAATAAGGTTGAATCAGATGTATTAGATAAGCCAGCTCCAAATTCTAATTGTAATGTTCCATCAGTTAAAAATCTAGATACATAACGACGAGGTACTCTTTTTAATCTAAATAAATAAGGAACACCATCACTTGAATAAGAGGGATTAGCAATTTTATCAAAAACAGTATTTTGAGCCAAATATGGAACTTCATACCATTTATTTCCCTGAGTATCAGTAGCATCTAATATCTGTAACATATTAGTATCAGTAATAGTAGCTATTTGAAATTTTGTTGGTGTACTAAAGTTTAATGTTGTAGATTTAATTTCAGCCGATATTGCTTTAACTTGTTTTTTTAATAAAAAATAATTAGCATCTACAAATGTTATTTCAGTATCAGTTGTATCAGAAAAATCTACTTTATCTATAGTTAAAAATTTAATACCAGTACTAGCAGAAGTAAGTACTGTATTTTCAGGAATTATTAAGGCATAACTATAGTCAGGTATAGTACTACCTACATTTGATATAGAAGGAATTAGTTGAAATATATCAACTACAACATTAGCAGCATATGATACTTTAGGACGATACCCTAATACATAAGATAAAGCATATAAATTTTCTTTTTCTTTAGCATATAATAGAAAATTTTCTTGAATTTGAGTATCAGTATAGAATGAAGTAACATCTCCAACATATGCTGCTAGTTCAATGAATATAGCCCCAGGATTAGCATCTGAAAAATCATTATATACAGTGGGAAAATAGGTTTTAGTATAATTTATAAGGTTAGCCTTGAAATCACTAAATGTTCTATTTAAATATGATACTTTATTATCTGCCATTTTATATAAATTCTACGGTTATTTGATCAGAAGTTCCTGATATTCTTAATTGGTATACAACTGTTACAGCAATACTATTTTTTTCTTTATTATCAGTATTTACTACTACATCTGTTACTTGTACCTCAGGAATAAAGATATTAACATTAGTAATAATTAAATTTTGTATTGTAGACGATATATCTTCTACTATACCTTCAAATAGTATTCTTTTTAAATCAGCTCCAAATTCAGGGTTGAATACTCTTTCACCCTTATTTGTAAGTAAAAGATTGATTAAATTATATTTAATTTGATCTTTAGTACTATATGTTTTATTAAATGGTCCTGCAGGGCCATTAAATGGTAAAGATACCCCAATTGCAATATTTTTTTGCAAATCTAATGGATTGACACGTATTGTTTGGGGTATGGGCATGTTAATCTAAATTTCTTAAACCTGATTTATCCATTGGAGTCATATTGTTAGCTGCATCGGCTATAAAAGCTAAATATGGGTTTACTTTTTCTCCAGTTGTTTCATCAATTTCATCAATTACTTTTAATTGTGGAGTAGGTGGTTGAAAACCAAATTCAGCACCCATTTTAGCCATTAACGAACTACGTACATCCCCGGGTAATGGAACTACATCAGCACTAGTGAAATTAAATGATTTATTTTCACGTAATGGTTGTTTATTTTGTTTAGCTAATGCTTCGTTGATAATATCAGGCAATTCTTCATAAATAGCCTCGGTTACCGCTTCTTTAATTAATTTTTTAAATAATTTAACATTCATACGAATAAATATTTAAGCTTGTAAATTTCGTTGATCTATTATTAATTTTAATTGTTCTATCAAATCATTTGGATCTAATGTAAATGATAAATCGCTTTTTAATACTTCTACATTATCACGATCAATTGCTACCGCATAGTGGCGTTTATTACCTCTAATAGTAAACTTGCGATCAGGATTATTTTCCTCTTTTAATGCAAATTTAAATCCTTTATATTCTTCAAAAGTGATAGCACCAAATTCTCCACCTATTCCTTCTGTTATATTTAATATATCATTTAAATTTGATATATTAGAAGATGCTATTGTATCTAATAAATCATTAATAGCAAGTAATTGTCTTTTTAAATCTTCCAAATATGCTATTATAGATTCTAATAAAGGAATTACTATAGCTAATACTACTGTTAAACTATTTAGTATAGCTAATATTCTTTGTAAAATAGGTTGTAAACGAACTTTTATAGGACCTATTATTAAAAAAGGTAAAGGTAAATTAAGTATTACATTAATTATAGATAATATTGTAGAAAATACATTTAATATAGATTGAATTCTTTTAAGTGTATTTCTAATAGATATTATTTTTTGTTCCTGGGAATTAATAATATTGAGGGCTGTATTTCTTAATATACGGGCCTGATTTATTTTTTCAGGAGTATTAGCTGATCTAATAAAATCATTAGTTTTATCTACTAATTCTTGTAATTTATTATTTTGTTGTGTTAACTTAATTAAAATTGGTACTAAAGTAGACATTACTATAACAGGTAATGTTTTTTTAACATTTTGGGCTATTTGTTTTCTTCTAGTAACACTTGCTTTCTTTTGATCCGATTGTGATTTTTTAATACTTTTATTTATTTTAAGATCTATTTTTTTCTTTTCCTCTTTAATTTGTTTTAAAGGATCTTTGTTTATAGTAAAAATATCATCTTTAACTTTTTTTTCTTTTTCTTCTAATAATGAAATTTCATTTAATCTTTTTTCTTGTAAATTATTTATTTGATTTACTTTATCTTCTTCAGATAAAGAATTATCACTTTGTACTTTTTTAATTAATTCATTATATTCATCATCTATTCTTTTTCTTTCTAAAAAAGATTCTTTTAATTGTTTTTGTAATTTATCAGCTTTAGTAAGTACAGTTTGTTTAATTTTATCCTGTTGCTGGGTAAGTTGATTTTTAGCTAAAGAAATTAAATCTGGATTAGTTAATGAAGATATGTTATTTGGATTTATCATTATACTGTAAAATTAGTATTAGATGTTATATCTTTAAGTTGTTTATGGAGTGTTAAAAGACTTTCTGTTAAACTAGCTCCTGCTACATTTACCCCGGCTAGTGGAGATCCTTCAGGAGAAACTACTACTGAAGATAGATTATTTCCTAGAGTTTCTAATGTAGATAATAGTGAATTTAATAACTCTTTTACTTTATTTCCAAGTAACAAAGGTTCAGTAGGTTCAGTCCCATCTTTTTTTACTCCTAACCATATTATAGGAGAATTTAAATTAATTAATGTTCCACTATTTATATTAGTAATACTATCTGTATTTAATTCAATAAAACCGCTTGAATATAACAATATATCATCTTTTTTAGAATTAAATACAAGTCGATCACTATTTAATATAATTTGAGGTTCAAAATATTTATTTGGAGGAATAGGAGTATATAAAGGATTTAATATAAGAGAACCAGGTGTTAAAGGGAGTTTTTGAGTCGATGTAAGATAAATTGAAGATAATTCTTTATTTATTTCTTCAACGTTAGGGACAGAAGAACCTGTATCTGTAGTTATATAACCATTCACTAATATAGTGATAGGATCTCCATCTTTTCCTACACTACTCCACTCATTAATATTTGATTTTAATTTTACTGTACTACCAAATCTAATTCCATTACCTTTTCTACCTTGATATATTCTATCACCTTCAAATGAATATAAATTTCTAATGTCTGCTTTTTCAGTAAATGTTTTACCTAAAGCATCATCAGTAAGAGAATTTTGTTGATTATTATTCCATAAATTAATAGTACCTGTATAATATTTTTGAGCAGCACTATTATTAATTTGACTTGTAGGAGAAGGAGCATCTATGATACTAATTAATTCTCCTTTTAAAGGATAATCCTGGATACTAGAATAAAAAGGTTTAGCAGTTTTGCATGTACTTAGGTTAACTTGATCTATAGGTATATTTTTTGATTGTTCATAATCTAAATAAAATACAGTACCTATTCCATTCCAGCCCCCTACTTTTTCAAATAATTCTTTTGAAGGAGTATTTTGATCTAATACTATACCATATACTTTACCTATTTGAGGTTTAGTAGCAGATAATGGAGTAAGTTTACTTGTAGAAGCTACTAATCCACCTAAATTTTCTCTTATCCTCATTTATTTTCAATTTGATTCTGGATAGTTTCAGTTTGATCTAATAATTTTTGTCCTTCAATTTGTACAGCACGTTGCTCCTCTAGTAATTGTTGTATTTCTGATGGGTCAAAGAATATTTCCTGGTTATTAGATGCACTAGAGGTTGATGCTCGTTGCGCAATACCTGCCATTTTAATTAATTGTTCGTTATTTTTTACATTAACATCAATTAAATCTTTAACAGTAGGCATAAGCATTACTGCAGAACCAGCGTTAGATGATGCAAGTGGTTTGAGAGCATCAATTAATTCATTAATTTGTTTGTCAGTATCCTTATTATTGCGATGAATTTGTTTAAATATATCGGATAGTGACGTGTTACCGAATAAGGTAACGTCATCAAAATTAGCCATGTTATATTATTTTTACTTCTGGATATAGTTTATTAATGGTATCTTTATGCCACTCATAGTTCCCTTTTGTTTTAGTATTGATTGTTATGTCTGTAATATAGTTTTTAATATTGGGAATATCTTTATAAATTCTTTCTTCCATTTCATCAACTTCAAATCCCATATTAAAAGGTTGAATTTTATACTTATTAGACAATTTATCACCATCTATAGATATTCTTACATCAGTTGGAAAACCACCAACATTCCATCCATTTTTATTCCTAGTAAAAGCATTAAATGATCTAGAATCTTTATTAGTAGCCCACATATCACTTGCTTTTAGTATATTATTTTCAAGTATACCTATTAGTTCTCCTGTTCTTGTAAAATGATATAAGGTACCTACTTGTTTAGCTTCATATAATAAATCTATTAACTTTATCATGTCAATAAATATAATATACTTAGATTTTTATATACCCATGTTTATAATATTCATTAAATAGACGAGTACGTAATGTGTCTAACTTTTTAGTTACCTTAGTGATGTGAGGAGTTGATGTATCTGTTATCTCGCGAATATAAATGTATAGTGCTTTTTTATTAAATATTTCTAGCGTTTCACGTTTACGAAATAATTCTAATATAGCATCGGCAGTACGAGCGTCCTGAGATTTGGGGAAAAGTTGATACAAATATTTGTCTATATAGCGAATATATTGATCAATAAAAGTATTGGGATCTGATTTTTCTTCTGATTCGCGAATAGTTTCGTTTAATATGTTTTTATCTTCATCAATATCTTCTATAGTAGCATGTTCCTGGAGTTTTTTATAGTTATTATTATTGTAAACTATAAGATAACGTTTAGCAATAGTACCAAAATAAGAATATGCTTTACCTTTAGACTGGTCGTATAAGTGAAGTTTTTCAAGTAGAAATGTTACAACTTCATGCTTTAACTCCTCAATTGTATCTGAATCCGTATAATAAAATTTAAATGTATGGATAATATTTTCTGCTAACTTATAGAAAGCATATTCAATACGATCCTGGTAAATTCGATTACGGAAATCCTGATCCTGGGAGGCTAAATATTCAATTATAGCTTCCTCAGTGTCAGTGGTAAAATAAACGCGGGGTTCTTTGGGTTTGCGTTTGCGGGGTTGACCTCGTTTGTTTAGTGCAATTGTTGCATCTTCTAGAAATATATCGAGGTTATCTTCTTCGTAGTAAATTGACATAATGATATTTAATGTTTAAATAAGAATATAATAACAGAAAATATCGAAACCAAACTTAAATTTTACGAGCATTAAACTCGTTTAAAGTATCTTGTATTTCTTTTATACTTCTAAAGAAAGTACCTATTTCATCATCAGCTTCAAAAGCACCACGATTATCTAATTCTCGTATAGTATTATTTGAATTACTAATAACAATACTAATAGCATCAATGTATTGTTGCTGTTCAATAATTGTATTTTCTAATTTGCTATTTTTCTTAACTAACAGAAATCCGGCTACGATAGCTAGTTCAATAATATGAACTAAAACTACCCATAAAACTACTTGCATAAATTAATTATTGTGGTCTAAATTGTTGTTCAAAATCATCCGACTCAATAGAAACCATTTCCCTAGTAGACTCAATTACTTCTTTTAACATTTCGATAGATTCAAGAACTTGATCTTGAGTTCCACCCCTGTTTACTTGAATATTAAGACGATTAGCAATAATGTCTATTTGATTTAATTTGTCTAGAACATTGTTTTTATATCTCATAATATATGTTTATATATAAATATACGCTTCTTTCCATTCCATTAATTTCATTTCCCCATTTTCTTTTCCCTCACCTTTTCAAACCAAATGTATTTTGAAGCTATGAAAAAAATTTTATATTTCCAAAAAAAAAGGACATCTTTTAAAGACGTCCTATTTAAGTAATATATAATATCTTTTTACTGCCACCTATCCATATCTACATTCTTTCCAAGAGTTTTATCTACAGAGCCTTTTAATATATCACCTGCTCTTTCTTCAGCTTCTTTTTCGCTCATTTCTGGGTTTTCTTTCTTTAAATCACTTTTTATTTTAGCCATACCTGCTTTTACAATTGCTGCTGCAGCTCCAAAAACGCCTGCTACAGCTCCTACTCCTTGGGCAGCCGATATAAATTCAGGAGATAATTCGTCAAGTTTTTGTTTTTTAGCAGTTTTAGCTTTAGCTAATTCTTCACGAACTATTACGGTTAATTGCTCTCTTAATGTTTTCATTTCTTTTAATTGATTTATTTTAGGGGATTGCTTTAATATAGTTTTTGCTTTCTCTTCATCTTCAGGATTAGAAAAAGTAATTGTGAATGAGTGGGGTTTATTTAAAGTATCATCTTTAATCTCATAGCTACTAGCTTTTACACCAGCTTCTTTTAAGCGATTTAAAAACGCAGCTTTGTCTTCTAATTTAATCTTATATGATTTCACATTAATAAATATTAAAAAATATCACTCCCCTACTTTCCATAGCGCAGTAGAATATTTGTACCCTAATTCAGTTATAATTTTTTCAGCAGTATATGAATCAATTGAAAACATTTCACGATGTGTGTTAACACGATGTTCTTGAAAATATTCATGAACTTCAACTTCAAGTAAATCTGAACGATAACATTCATACCAAAATACGGGAATCCATGGGGTAGCTACTCCTGTAGATGCGGATATTTGACGTGCCCTTTCATCCGGTGTTGATTTAGTCATACCGATTTTAACCATATTAGGTACGGATTTATTAACTAATACATAAACATATTCAGTAGGGCGTACAACACCTGTAGGATCTAATATAGCTGTAGCTAAGTATTGTACTTTTTCCCACCCATCTTCATCGGGTATTAGTGTAAAGGCATCGGCTTTTTTAGCTTTACCTGCGGGAAGTTTAATATAATATTGAGATTCTTCAATAGATACACGTTTCATCATATATTTATTTTTTTATATTGAATATAAATAAATATTTTAGATTTACCAATAATTTCATATGATATGTTGATATTATTAATATTTATATAAGACCACTATTAGGTTGCGATAAAAATCATTAACCATGAGACAAATAATCGCAACTGTAGTATTGATATTTACTACTATCTTTTTTATCCCATCGGATGATTTTCTTACTCAACAGAAAAAATTTAAGCACGTTCAAATAGCGTTTGAAGAAAAAAATGATCGTGTTGTTAAAGATCTAGAAAATAAAGGAATAGATAAAGATTACCTTAATATTATATTAGTAGCATACAAAAAGGAAAGATTTTTAGAAATATATGGTAAAAATGATAGTGATACTAGATATAAACTTATAGTTAGGTATCCTTTTTGTTTATATATTGGACTTCTTGGTCCAAAACGAACAGTTGGAGATAAACAAATACCAGAGGGATTTTATAATATAAGTGCATTTAATCCTACTAGTCAATATTTCTTATCATTAAAAATAAGTTATCCTAATAAATCAGATTCAATATTAGGTACACGAGGAAGATTAGGTGGTGATATATTCATTCATGGTGAATGTGCAACAATTGGATGTATACCTATATCTAATGATATAAAAGAATTATATCTTTATGCTGTGTACGCTCGAAATGCAGGACAATTAAATATTCCAATTTATATTTTTCCATTCATGATGATAAATAATGAATTGGATTTATATCAAATAAATAAAAATTATCCGTTTTGGCAGAATTTAAAAACAGGATACGATATTTTTAGTACGAATGGATCTGAGTTAGTATATAGGATTAATTCAAATGGTGAATATATTTTTAATTAATATATTCCGTCGTAATATTTTCCGTATACTAATTCTAAATACACTCTAATAGCTTCATTATTCATTAAAAAGTCTTTCATAGATTGTGGTAATGCCCAATAAAATTCATCTGTGGGCTGAAATTTACGAAACTTCCTACCAATCATATGCCCTATTAACCATCCATTACCTTCAAAGAATACTGGGGTAGCAATAGCGGGTACTAAAGTAAATCCTGGGGTTTGTTTGGCTACTATAGGTAAAGTATATTCAATATTAGCTGTTGGTAATACTGTTGTGTCGTTAGTAATTCTCTTAAGTTCGGTAAGTGGTGTTATTTTTTTAGCAACAGTTTTAGGTTTTATTATATTAGGGCTAATTACACCGCTTAATATCATTTCTCGTTCTTTTTTTTCGTCTTCAGTTAATAGTCTGTATGGTTTAACTGTAACTGGGATATATAAAGCGATATTAACATAATCTCCATTAAATTCATTTTTACCATATCTATTTTCATATGAATTAATTATTAATGGCGCTATTCTAACATCGTAAATAGGGAATGGGGAGCTAGTATTAAGTATACCGTTTTCTAATTCTCTTTGAAAAAATCTATATTCATCCACATATACATAATAATCATTTAATGGAATATTTTTACCACTTCTTGGTAATAGTACATTAGGAAGATTTTCACCATTAAGTACTCTTTGTCTTAAAACAAATCTTTCATTAAATTCTTTTACGGCATCTTGTAAACTATAAAAACAATTTAATACATCTTGTTTTGTTCTTAATTTTACCGATTTAAGTTTAATATAGTCCGGATTTTTTTCATAAAACTCATATATTTTTAATGAGTTATTATATACGGCGAGCGAGTCATTTTCTGTGGGGCAGTCTACATTCCTGCCAAAAAAGTCCAAGCATTGGGGAAAACAATTTAAACTTAAGCATAGTAAAAATACTACTTTGAAAATTATTTTCATATCAATAAATATTTTAAAAAAAGATCCCTTCGTTTGAAGGGATCATAAACAAATAGTTTTATATTATATTATTCGAATATCTTAATATCTACTCTTCTATTTAATTGTCTTCCAAAATCTGTTGTATTATCACCAACTGGTTCAGTGTTAGAATATCCTTTAATTATTACTTTACTTTCATCAACACCACGTGAAAGAAGATATCCTTTAGTAGACATTGCTCTTTCCTCAGATTGCTTTTGATTTTTCTTAGAATCACCAAGCGCATCGGAGTGTCCACCTAATTCAATCTTTATGTTTGGATTTTTTTGCATTAATGCTATATC